TTATTTTCCAAACTAATTCGCCAAGACTAAAAGCCATTAAAACACCTCAAAAGGTTTTCTTTCAACTTCAAATATCCACTCGTGAATCTCTTTAGGGAAGCACGCCGCTTGTATCGCTGTATTAGTCATAATAAAATCCATATCGTTCCAAAACTCTTTCTCGTCTAATTTACGCCAATGCTTGTTTAATGCCGCTATCAATCTGTCATAATGCAGCGTTACTTTTTTTGATTTACCGCTTTTTTTTTACTGTCGAAATCTTTGTTTACTGCTTCATCGATAAAGCGAATAATGTCATGCGCATCGACGCACTCATCCCAAAATTCACGCTTTAAGAATTTGTTATTTCGTTCGCGTATCTTTCCGGCAAGCCATGTCAAAGGCATTGTCAAATAGTGCACGAATGATTTATTGATTATCTGCGGACGAATAACGTTTTTCTGAATAATCATTTTAATAATTTCAAAACGCTTTTCAAAAAATTCATCGTTGCCGCATTTCTTAATTTCTTTGCTTAACTGTTTTATTTTTTCGCTGATCTTGTCGATCTCTGCGGGATTGTCTTTAATTAAAATTGCTTTTTGTGATAATGTCTGTATTTCGTTCCATTTGGTTTGAACGTCTGTGATAGTATTATAGACTTCTTCGTATAGTTTGCGAACGATATTAGGTATAAAATCAATAACAAATACTTGCGTTTTATCTTGACCGCGTTCCCTATACGTCAATGATATTTCAACTTTTTTCCTTTCCATGATACCCCTTTATTTGCCCGGCAATAACGCCGGGCTGTTAATCCTCTTATACGTATTTCTGCCATGCCATGAGCTGTCTGCTTGCTGTTCTTGTGTTATCACATTTCCCAACAAACGAAATCGGCATTTCATCGAGTCCGTCGTCGCGTATTCCCTTGTATGAGAATGCAAACGCACCCGCGCTACATTTGTTTTTGAATATCTCAAAAGAATCTTCAACAACGCCCGCGTCCGAATAAACTTCAAACTTGAGTTTGAACGGTGAAAGAGTTTCCGTAGGATTGCCCGCGTACATGATAGTTGATGCCAGCGGTGTGTTTGTGCCGTAGTCAATAGTAATAGCTTTTGTATTTGGTGTGACTGTTGACATGTTTGCAGAAATAAACTGAATCGACCATCCCGAGTTAGACATGCTATCGGCAACAATTACATAATCATTATCTTCTGTAAGCGTTTCCGGAGTTCCAGCCGCGTCAAGCGTAACGCTTGTCAATGTCGGTTTAGCCGTTGTTTTAATTTCACCATTTGCAGTTGAATCCATAATAAGCGGGTATTTAACGTTGTCATTCCAGTTTGCTGCGATTATCTGATCTTTAATGTCCGATAGTGCAGTCCCGTCAACTTCTACTTTCTCAAATATACCGCCGCCGAGCTTGAGAATGCCGTCTGGATCAAGATTACCCATTGTGAAAGAACCTTCAACGCGCAAGTTTCTTACCTGAGTGACTGCCTCTTCATAGTTCGCGCCGTCAATAACGTTTTCATCCCATTGAAGAACCGCTTCAACTGTTGACATTATAATGCCTAAATCATAATATCCCGAACCATCGTTGTTGTCTGCCGATACCCTGCACCCTTTTGGGAGTCTGATATGACTTATTCTGTCTGTCTGTGCCATTTATTTACCTCTTTTTTTTAAGTCTAATTTCTACCGGCGTGTTGAAATTGTCAGTACTATCCGCCGGGGGAATAGTCCTGTTTAATTTGCATATAATGTTATAGTTGCTTGTTGTCTTTAGATTTATAGCATCAATGACCGCGCGTGCTATCGCTATTGATTGACCTTCTGTTTTTGCTCTGCATGATGCCGAATAATATTCCAAGTCATATTCGAGAGCGCAGTCAATCGGCGTTATAAGATAAAAGTTGACACTACTTGACGCTGTGCAGTCCGACGGCATAAGCGACGCGCTGAATAAAGCCTTGCCGTTTTTGTACGCGCTCAATAAGCTCGTTACGCTTGCAACGTTTAAAGCATTGTATATGTCAGAAGAATTTAACACGATCTTGACCTTCCTCTAGTTTGCCTTTCATTACTTCCTCAGCGCGTTTTTTCATTGTCTGCTGTGCGTCTGCTCCGAATCCGTGAATCGCTATTGCTGGTCTCAAAAATGGCTGAGGCGGTATATTTCTTGTACCAAATTCTTGATAAGTGCTATATTCAACGTTACTTCCGACTAACACGTCCATGTCTCCGGCTTTGGTTTCGAGGGCTTGCGCTTTTTCGCCTCCACCGCTGTTTAATCCGCCTTCTTTATCAGAACTTTTCCACATGATAGAATTTCTTAATCGCCCGTTTAAAACTGGTGAGGTAGACTTTGCAAGTCCAACAACCTTAATAGCGCATTCAACCATGCCTTCTTTAGTTCCTTCTTTAACCGCAGCTTTTGCGTCTCCGTGCTTAATGACTTTTGTCATGGCGTTTCCTCTTCTTCTGGCTCTACATATCTCGGTTCGGGATTGTCTATAAGCTTTAACGGTATCATTATAACCTTGTCTTGCTCTGCGATATTATCAGAATAAATCACGCTGTAATAGATTGAGTTAATCAATACTCGCGAGTCTTTTGTCAATGTTACCGGATAATCTTCAGGTTTAACGAGTATAACCGCAGCTACGTCAGGGCGTATCTTCTCACTTACGAGACGTTCCGCAAGACTGCCTCTATACATCAATGCCTCAATACTTCCGGCAAGCGTCCAAGTTTCGCCTGTGATCATGCCGTCAACAACGGTGTCGGTTTTATTTTCGTATTCTGCCGTTATCGTTTTGAAGTGCTCAAACATTGAGTCCAACATCATGCAAGCCTCACAAGCGGCGCGCCGGTCATAATATAAGGTTTGAGATATTTATTTAGTATCGGGAATTTGCGCTGTCCGGTTTCGGAATATGTTTTGCTTACAGGCCCGAAAGACTCACTTTTAACGCCCGTATCAACCTGTTCGATATTACCGTTTTTTACTTTATCAGCAATATAGCAAACGGCATCTTTTACGTCTTGCGGTATAACGTCGCTATCAATGGCATTTCCGTTTTTGCTTAGTCCGATACGCGGAAAAGATAAAGCTTGTTCATCGTTTGAAATATTACCGATAAAATTATAATTATTGTCAATATACTCGGTCGCTACGTTTAACTTAGCTTGTATCGTCGCTTCTGCTGTTGCGGTGTAATCAATACCTCTATTTTCATAGTACTGCTTATATTCTGCAACGCTAACATAGCTTGTCGCGTTTGTTAATCCTGTTCCATTTTCGACTATGAATTCAATAGCCATCGTTTACCCCGTTAACTGTCATATTAATTCACGCTCCAACGTTTCGCACGCAAAAACAAACCCGGCAATCTGCTGTTTATGGTCATCATTTTTTGGCGTTTCGTTTTTAACTTTGTGTTTTATCATGCGTAGTTTGCGCATCATAATGAGATGGTCTTTCTTGCCGTAAAGCGGACGCTCGTCAATCATAGAGGCGATGTTTACTTTGATTCCTTTAGCTCTTGCATATCCGACCCAGTGCATAACGCAAGGTCTTTGATTTATGTATTCCTCTTGTCCGCTCATGTCTATGCCGTAAAGGTTTATTGACTCATATCCGCATAAGATTGCATATATCAGGCAATAAGCCGCCGTGCATGTAATATAAAAAGGCATTTCCTTTTCTTTCATCTGCGCAAAAGGAAAATTATCAAAAGTGACCTTTGCATTTTTTTCTTCCGGCATATAATCATGAACCCCAAAGGTTATTACTTCCCCGGAATAATCTTTTGCAAGGTCTTTGTGCTCATACGGAATAAATACGTCATTGCCGTTATGTTTATAAAGCGCGAGGGATGCCCCCGCGCCAAGTATATCTACTGATTTTGTCAAGGCAAAGCCACCGCAGAAATGTAACCAGCAAGCGCCGAAGTTGTTGCAAGGTCTATTAGGATAGTGTTGTCATCCTGTTTAAATCTTGATGTTTCAAGAACAACACCTTTTACATTACTGTAAGTAACCGGAATAGCTAAATCACCAATAGATTTATCAGAGTAATCTCCTGCTTTTACTGTTACTGTTCCAGCAGTAGTTGTCGCACTTGTGCTTGTTTCGATGAGAATCATTACTTTCTCACCCTGATAGCCTGCTATGTCTATAACGTGGTCATTTGACACGTCCATAGCGTCTTTTGTTATATTTGTATCATCGTTTCTCGCGAGTGCCGCGAGTGTCACTGCACTTCTTGCCATTTTTTAACCTCTATATTTAATATAGCGGGATTGCTCCCGCCGCGATTAAGACTCAGAACCGGCTTTGCAATAACATACTGCAAGGGAGCTTGGTCTTACAACTTTAGCACCGTAAACCATTAGAGACTTGATGTAATCACCGAATTTCTTTTCGTGTTTTCCGGCTTCTGTTTTTGTGAGCTGCTCAACAAAGGCAATAGTGTCATTTGCTCTGAAGAACATTGGTGCCCACCAGTCAGTTCCAGAGTGTGAAAGCATATTTGACTCATACACTTCAAAACCGCCGAAATTACCTACAAAACCATTCGCAAGTGTCGAACTGTTATCTGTGTCTTTTGCTACTTTTGCAAGTGTGATCTTTTCAACAAACCATGGCGGAAGAATAGCAACGCGCCCATTTTTAGGGACGTTATTTTCTGACATCTTAGTATATATTGATGTCAATGTCGAAAGTGCGTTTGCTGAAGTGATAGAAGTCACTGAGACTGTAGACCCTATTTCTATTCCGGCTTCGGTATAAAGACCGGCTATAAATGACTCGACTGTTTCAGCCAAAGCGACACCCATTTTACGCGTTCTTTCGTTCCATGCTTTTGGTTTGCTCTGGACAAGGTCTACACTGTCAATAGTGATTGCAGCGTATTTTTCCTGATCTATATCAATATACTTTGCTGCACCATCGTCTGCATCAAAAGTGATGTCCGCCCCGGTGTAATCTCTTACCGCTACGTCTGAACATTCTATAATTTTAACGCGACTTCCGCCGTCTGTGATCTCGCCTTCATAATCTCTGTTAGCGAGTCCGCCGAGTACAAGCGCATTGTCATACTCGGAAAAAATCTTATCCGACCATATAGTCGGTTTAAACTCTGAATAACTCATTGTTTCCTCTTCTTAATTAAAGTCCATTTTCTTTCATGGCTTTTAGTCTTTCTTCCCGGGTGGGCATCTTTTCAATTTCGTCTAAGGTAAATTTAGCTTTACCGCTTAATTGCAGAGAGCCTGCTCCGGAATTTACGGGTTTGATTAAATACGGCTTGCCCTGTTCTGACTCTGCAAACGATTTGAAGAACTCGTTTACGGGTAGTCCGTATTTGCCATCGTCAATAACGACGGTTTTCTTGCCATTTTCGTTTTCAATTTTTGCTTTTCTTAGAAAGGCTTCTGTAAGGATTGCTCTGTGAGCTGGATCGAATTTATCCGCTATTTCAGCAGTGAGAGCCTGTGAAATAAGCGTATTGTTATATTCTGCCTCGGTTTCAGCCCGCGCCTTGCGCTCGGCTTCAAGTTCGGCGTTAAGTTTTTCAAGCTTTCGCGATAAATCGTTGTCTTTATCTGAGTTTTTAGCTTTACTATTCTTTAGTTCAATATACTCATCAATGTCTATTTCGTCAAGTCTTTTTTTTAGGCTTTCGCGCTCATCCTTGACCTTACGGAGCTGTCCTAGCAACTCATCTTTCTTGTCAATAAGCCCTTTGACTTCTTCTTCTGATTTGTAACCAAGCGCGGAAACTATTTCCTTGAATACGCCATGATTCTTCTCGTCTTTCATGAATTCTTTGAATTCTTCTGGTGTCATGTGTTATACTCCTATTTTATTATCTTTTGCCCACTGGGCATAGTTCTTCCACTCAAATACCTCGTTCTTCTCCGTCACGGGGTCGCGCCCCATTCTAAACTCGGGTTTTTCACCGTTCACTAAATCAATCACAGAACATCTGCAATTTATATCTTCTTCAGCAATCCCGAAGTCGCCGGGAAACATCGCTTCAGCTCCGTTAATTCTGAAAGGCTCATCAACCCCGACCTCTTGCCCGTCTAATTCTGCGTGACTGTCTCGCGTATTACTGTCTAATGCCGCTAACCACATCCGTGTAATCTTTATTCCTTGCTCCTCAGCGTCAAGACTTGCGGCATACGCACCAGCGTTCGCGGTTCTGTTTGCTTCGGTCTGTGCAATTCTGAGAGCTTTTGCCGTGTCGGTGTCGATGCGTCCGCTTATAGCCTCCGCCATATCTTTGGTCGACTTGCCCTGAATGAATCCTTGCGTGATCTCTTGCCTAACATTTGCCAACGCTTGAAAATCATGTTTTGCGATAACGTTTTTCAAAGTGCCGTATTTAGGCACAAAGTCCTTTGCTATTTCAGAACCTATTTTATTCCATGATTTAGTTGTACCAGTAACTGATAATTCTATTAACTTCGGCTTAATCATGCTAAAAGTCATCCGCGGATCCGCCCACGTCAAAACATACTGCTGTCTATAATACGCGCCTTCCATCGCCTTTGAACTTATTTGCTCAATATTAACACCAGCTTTTTTAAGCTGTTTAGCGTATAGCTTGTCTACGTCCACAAGCATATTATTTAGTCGGTCGTATTGTATCATTATGTTATAATAGTCTTTTGGATCGGCTGTTGTTAAATACTTCGCATAAGTAGCGTCAAGCTTTGCAATAATATCATCTCGTGCAATATTATAGTTATTAAGCAAAGTACGCGTTAATTTCAGCGCGTCTTCTTCTGCTTTTGCTTTAGCCGATATTTGAGCTTCCTGTAAGTTCATGCGTTATTATTATCACCCGAGTTATTATAATCAGGATTATCTTGACTATTATTCTGTTGGTCGTTTTGCCATGTTTGCTGATAAGATAACATAAATTCGTCTACTTTCTTTTTCTTCTGCGCGTCAATTGCTGCAAAGAACTGTTCTTCAGTAGTATCTTTACTTATCAATTCCATTTCGCGCATATTGATATAATAGTCGTGATCTGTTATTCCGTTAGCCGACCATATCCCGTTAAGCTGAACGGCTTCCTGCATTGTGCTTCTTGCGCTATCAAAGTCATCGTTAAATTCTACTGTGATATCAGCTTCTCCGGTGAGCCATGTTTCCATTAGCTCGCATAAAGCAATAAATATAATATCCATAACGCGGCTATAATCTTTAAGTGTTGCCGTTTCGCCTTCAGACGTTATCTGTGCCGTCTGTGCTGATTGCACGTATCGACCTTGACCGCTGATAATAGCAGACTGTAATGATGCAAGAATCTCAATCTTTTTATTCATGGCATTCTCGAGTCCGCCGTCTGTCGAGGCCTCAAGAAAGTCCGCGCCGCCGTCCGCAGGGAGATTGAAAGACGCGCCTATCGGGATGGCTTTGTTGTCGTCTCCACCCCTTGTAACGAGAGTAACCGCGCCGGTCATGTGCAATCTGTTTTCATAGTCCGCGCTGTTTACGTATAGCCCGCGATTCACTTCGGCAAAGTCGTAAAGCTGAGGCTTGCTTACTTCGGGGTTTATTCCAGTATTGCAACAAAAATAAAAAGGTATATAGTCAAGTACGCTGTTATTCATAATCGGCATTTGTTCGCCTGTAAGTATAAATTCCTGTTTGTCTTTGTCTTGTACCCAGTCGCGAACGATGTAAACGCCATTTTCTAAATGTAACGACCGCCAAACTTTGCGCTGCGACTCATCGAAGCCGTTGTATTCATTTACAAGCCCCTCGAGTACGACAAGCGTTAATTTAAGTTCGCCTCCTATTACTTCAGTTCTCCAGTTAACTATATTCTCAGCCTTATAAAGGACCGCGTAAGGTCTGCCGGATTCAACCGAGTAATCTATCAGC